TTTAGCCAATTACAAGAAATTGAAGCTATTTTAGAGTACCTAAACATTGAACTTAGACGTTTAAAAAGTCAGCATTTTCGTAAGTATTTAGAAAACTATCAACGAGCTTTATCTTCTAGAGACTGTGAAAAGTTTGTGGAAGGTGAAGCAGACGTTGTGGACTTTGAAAAAATTATCAATGAGTTTGCACTGATTAGAAACAGATGGCTTGGTATAACCAAGGCACTTGATCAAAAGCAATGGCAAATTACCAACATTGTTAAACTGAGAGTTGCTGGCATGGAAGATGCTTCATTGTAATCAGTTTGCTCAAACCACCATCAATAGGCCTTAAATAAAACAAGGCCTATTTTTTTCTATTGTCTTGACTTATGGCTATCAATACACTACAATTACTATATGACCACCGTTGATAAATTATTACTAAAAATTGTAAATCACAATAGTCCCACTATTGAAGAAGTATTAGCAAAAAGAGACAGCAGAGTCTTACGAAGCCTTGCAACTGCAATTTCTAGCAATGTGTTTATCACTGAAAACCAATCAAAACTGTTATTGAAAATTCTTGACGAAAATTGTGAAAAATTTGAGATTTTTAAAGATGAAATTTTAGAGACAATCAAGGCACCCGTGTGGTCGCAACGATTTAGATTCATTGAACAAGTGAGAAAATTTTATATTGGCAAAGATTCTGAGCACGAGCCGTGCTTGGTTTTAGAATTTACGTTTAGTTCGCAAATTCGTAAAATTTTGCAAAATTTGTCAAAAAATCTCGAAAATTTCACTCAACGAAATCCTGGTAAAAGCTACGAGGCCGAACTCACAGAGCATAATCTCATGGTGCTTTACGAGGCTTTAGACAAATTAAACTTTGATATTGATGAAACCATAAAAACTCACTACGACACCATAAAATCATGGTCAAAAACTGATTTTGAAAACCAGTTTTTAATCACAGCCATGTCCAGTCAAAATTTTGTCAAGCATATCACCGCTGACCTAGGTGTTGAAACACCAGCTGATAGTATGTTGATTAGTGACCGAAGCAAGAGATATCAGTATTTTCTAAAAAATGACAAAAAACCTGAAAAATACGAAAATTCACTAATTTCCACAATTTCACACAGGTTGGGCTCTAGGGTGTGGATTGACAAAAATCAGTATTCGTTGATCAAAATCTTAGACACAATGGTCGAACTAAAGAGGTTGCCATTGATGGTTATTTTTGACAGCAGAGATGAAACAAAGAACCTAAAAAACCTCAATTTACTGAATAATGCATTAGAAATTTGCGGCATTGATACTGACATAGGCATTTATTTTAGATTGCCCAACAGTGAAACTGGTGTGAAATTTAATAAGATGATTGGCGAGAAGAAATACAATTCACCACTGGATAGTGACACACAGATAGTGGGAGTTCAGAGTGGAAAAATCCCTAAATTCTTCCTTTCCAACGCATGGAAGCCAATGAGTGTTATTGTGCTAGATAATGTCATGGGTATGCGTCACGGTAAAACAGCAGTGTATACAAATTGCTGTGACTTGATTTTGGAATATTCCGATACTGCTCCAATAGTGGAAAAACACATTTTATCATGACTGTAAAAATTGTAATCAGAGACGAAGTCAATATCAAACTAGAAGGTTTGCAGTTAGACGCTAGGAAAAAATTAACCAATACATTCAAGTATGAAATTCCGTATGCAAGATATCATCCAGCATACAAACTAGGTCGATGGGACGGAATGGTCAGTATGTTTGGCCTAGGCGGCAACGGATATCTCAGTCAGCTAGAAACAATACTGGATGTATTGGCAAAAATGGGTGTGGGCATAGACGAAGTAGAAGATTTACGCACTACTCAACAAATTAATTTTACACCTGTAACAGAAACTTACTGGGCAGATTTAGGCAAAGTATGGCCCAAAGGACATCAACAGGCTGGACAACCTATCATGTTGCGTGACTATCAAGTTGAAGCAATTAATACATTTTTAATCAACACACAGAGTCTACAAGAGATTGCCACAGGTGCTGGCAAAACAATCACAACAGCAACATTGAGCCATCTTGCAGAAAAATATGGTCGCACAATCACTATCGTTCCCAACAAAAGCCTAGTGGAACAAACCGAAGAAGATTTTATTAACGTAGGGCTTGATGTGGGTGTTTATTATGGAGATCGCAAGGATCTCAACAAGACACACACCATTTGTACTTGGCAAAGTCTTAATATTTTAGACAAGAAAAGTAAAAATCACGAACACGATATCGTTACTCTTGCAGAATTTCTAGACGGAGTTAAAACAGTTATTGTTGACGAAGTACACATGGCCAAAGCAGAAGTATTGAAGAATTTGCTTACTCAAAATCTATGTAATGCTCCAATTCGTTGGGGCCTAACTGGAACTGTACCAAAAGAAAAATTTGAATACGAACAAATTTTTGCAAGTATTGGACATGTAGTAGGCGGAATTAAAGCACATGAATTACAAGACATGGGTGTACTTAGTGCATGCCATGTTAATGTTGTGCAAATGGTTGACTTACCGGAATTTAAAGCGTATACTGATGAATTAAAGTATCTTGTCACTGATGAAGACAGGATGATTTATATTAGCAAATTAATTAAGAAAATATCTCAATCAGGCAACACACTGGTCCTAGTAAACAGAATAGACTCAGGCAAATTTTTAATAAATGAAATTGAGGACAGTGTTTTTATTTCAGGTGAAGTAAAAACCAAAGATCGGAAAGAAGAGTATGACGAAATTAAAACATCTACTAACAAGATTATTGTGGCGACTTACGGTGTGGCCGCTGTGGGTATTAATATCCCTAGGATTTTTAATTTGGTTCTTCTGGAATCCGGAAAGAGCTTTACGAGGGTTATACAATCAATTGGCCGCGGTATTCGAAAAGCCGAGGACAAGGACTTTGTACAAATCTGGGACATTACCAGTACCTGTAAGTATGCTAAACGGCACCTCACCGAAAGAAAGAAATTTTACAAGGAAGCCAAGTATCCTTTCACAATTGAAAAGATAGATTGGCAAAAATAAGGAATTATGCAGATATTAACATTAGATAACACAACGTTCTCATTGAACAATTTACCAGAAGAGGTTGACGAAAACACCAGATTTGCAGTACTTGACAATAGTGATGCAAACGAACCAGATTTTTTCTTCATGCCATTGATATTCTTAGAAAGTTTTAATGCACCTGCAATGGTTCTTAAAATTGGAGACGATGAAGTTGCAATGCCATTAGATTGGAGTATTGCAGTCGGCGATAGTAGTTGTGCTAGTGACATTGAAATTTTACCATTAACCAGTTTGAATGACAGAGGATTTGAAGCATTGATTTTTAACCCGTTGAGTAGTTTTAGAGTAGAATTTAAAAAGATTGAGATTGTAAATTTTTACAACGATGTTAAATGGTATTTTCCTAAAATGAAAAACGGACAACTATTAGCAACACCTACTAGATTTGGACACAAGCCAGATTGTGCATACTTTGTCAAAGAGATTAGTAGACAGAGTGAAATTATACAATTGGATAAAATACTATGACATTAAAGATTGCTTATTTTCAACCAGTTGTGTTGGCCATTGACACTGTGCCACCGGTAGAATTTAGTAAGATATATGCATTGTCAGAAAACCTACATACTCATCCGGAATTAAACGATGCCAATGCTGTAATTAGCCTTAGAGGTGGTCAGCAAATTCAAGTATACCCCAATGTGCTCAATATTGATGTTGCTTGGTTAGTTTCTTGGCTGGAATCTATCTGCTCTGGATATATGGAAATTATCAACCAGCAATCTGGAACTGAAGAATTGAAATTTTGTAAACCTGTAGTTACTAGTATCTGGACCATAAGACAACACGAAGGCGATTATCAAGAAATGCACACCCATCCAGGCGGAAACCTAAGTGGAAACATATATATCAGCGCACCCGACCTAGTAATAGACAGTTTGCCGTCAGACAGCCAGATTAGTTTTAGAATGCCAGTTACCAAAGATATTACTAAATTTGTAATGAATGACACTTGGAAATATAGTCCTGCACCTGGCACAGTTGTTATATTTCCAAGCCATTTACCGCACACAGTATACCCGTGGAAGGGAAGCGG